GATTTTAGCAGATAAACCTAGGTCATTAACGAGCGTCATACTTTTGTTTATGTCATATTCGCGCATTAAATTAGCAATTCTTTCATCGCTAAATTTATTTGCCCGTTGACTTGCCTCATATTGCTCACGGTCATTCATTGTTAATTCACGGCGGATTTTTTGCAGAGCCTCAACTTCGTTTTCGTAAGCCTTTGTGATTTGCTCGCTATTATCTTTTGTAAAATTACCAGTATCTTTCAAATAAGCATCAACCATTTCTTTTTGCTTATTCAAATACTCGTTTTCAGACATACCGCTACGTCCAGCGCGTAACTCCACGTCTATTTTTTCAAATTTACCGCGTGCAGTTTGCTCAAAAACACGTTGACGCTCGCGCTCTGCCTCGGTTAGTTTTTCAATTCCGACAGTAGATTTTTCAAACTCTGCGGCGATTTTTTGCTCATTTAACAAAAAGGTTTCGGGTTCTAATTTGCCACGCACTGCTGCCAAGTCACGCATATCGGCTTGATATTTTTTTAACGGATCGTTGTCGCTAAATTTATCAATTGCAGCCTGTTCTTTTTTGGCGGCACGCATCGCGTCGGTTTCTTCTTTGTGTGCGACTTTTTTCGCGGCAGATTCATTTTTGCGAATTTCACTGGCAAAAACCGTGTTGTGAATCATCAGCTTTTCTTGTGCTGATAATTCGCGCCCTAAAGCAGCCGTTTGCGCTTTGAGCGTTTCGCCTTCTTCAATCACTAATTTTTTATGACTATCAGCAAAAAGTTTATCGAAAGCGAGGCGTTTATCGTTAGATTCCTTAACTTTTTTATCGGAAATATCGGCGGCGGTTGGCTGCAAATCTTTTAGAAATTGGTCTTGATTTGCCGCCACAGCGTTAGCGGCTTGTTTATTGGCTAAGTCATTAAGCGAGGCGCGTTGCATAATTGAGCTGCCATTTGCAGCAACTTGTTTTACGCTATTGCGTTTTTCGTAATCTGATTGACCTAAAAAGTAATCGTAAGAACCCGTAACCAAACCGATTGCGTTATCTTTAATGCTTTTTAAAAACGAAATGCGCTCAACGAATTTGTTTACCGCTGAAATTGCTCGTGAAATGCCGTTTAAAATATCATTCCAAATGACTTTTATTGTGCTTCCAAGTGTGGCACTTGTGCCATTGACGCTAATGGTTGAGTCTCTAAATTCATATAATGCCGTTGCCGCAATGCCGATTGCTGTAGCGACTGCCACAAACGGATTTAACTGCATAGTTCTAGTTAAAATCGCCGTGTGAATTTCCGCCGCAATAACAGCCGCTTTGTAAGCAACAAAACCACCCACAGCAATACCTAGCGCATTTGCCAATTCTGTAACATGACCTGCGGCAAAACGCATCGATTCTGCAATACCTTGCGCTACGCCGCTTGTTTGTCCACCTTTTCCGATAAATTCAGTTAGCGCGTTGCCAATTAACGTAAAAGATTGACCAATGGTTAAAGGCATTTGTGAAAACTCTTTCTCGATGCGCGGTACCATTTTTGCGAGTGCATCGGTTGTAACTTGTGTGGTTAATGCGCCCGCTTCAGCCATACGCTTAAATTCAGCCGTTGTTGCGCCAAGCCCGTCACGAATTGCCATTACAAGGCGCGGCGTTTGCTCTACCATTGAGCGCAATTCATCACCACCTAAACGATTGGACGCTAACGCCTGTCCAAATTGAATGAGTGCATTTTTTGCTTCAACCGCACCTGAACCGCCAATAATAATGGCTTTATTGGTCGTTTCGACAAGGCGCAATAATTCCTGCTGAGATTTACCCGCATCGCGTGTGGCTTGAGCCATTTTGAAATATAAATTTGTAGTGCTTTCTAAATCTGTGCGCGTGCTTTGTGCAATTTGTGAAAGTCCTACTTGCGCGGTTCTAAGTTCATTCATTGAACCCGAAACCAGCTTTAAACGACCTTCTAAACTTGCCCATGCGTCCATTTGCTTGATAATTTCTCGACCACTTAATACTGACATTAAACCCAGTGCAGCCGATTTAAGTGAATTCATCGAACCCGTTGCCGCATTCGTGACGCGCGTATTTTCAGCAAGGCTTTGATTTAATCGGTTTGTACCGTTGATGGCTTCAATGGTTGAACGGCTTAAACCTGACACGCCACCCGTTAAGGAAGCCATTGCTGTTGTTGAGTTAGCCGACCACCGACCTAAGTTTTGAACACCGCCTGACAAACTTGCCACGCCTGAATTTGAATTATTGCTTGCGTTGCCTAAGTTATTAACGGCTTGTGTGGTTTGTGAAATAACAGAAATCGCCCCGCTGGCATCAGCCGCGATTCTAATGGTTAGAGCTTGCGTTGACATTGGGGCGACTCCTATTTTTTGTTACGTTTTTCTTGAACTGCACTTAAAAATCCACGCTCAATCGCGCCGATTTCTTGAAGTAAATTATGTTTGTCTTTTTTAACACGCAGCTTTTTCCCGTATGGGAAATCAACAAATTTCTCTGGAAAAAAAATCAGGTCAATGAATTCGGGTAAGGAATTGATAACGCCTAAAACGTTTGTATAATTCAACCCTGTAATGCCATCCATTGAATGGTTCCATTGCGTTTGAATGCTAAAAAACACCTCAAAAGCTAATGCGGCATCGTAGAAAACAATGAATTCTTCATCTTCTTTTTCTTCATCGGGAATCTCACAAACAATGCCCCACGCTGCTGCGCTTTCTTCTAAACTTTGAGAATTTTGCGAGTTACCACCATTTGCATAGTGATAACCCGCTTCTTCTAGTTTTTTGCTTTCAAGGCTTTGTAGACAGCGGCTTGTGTTTCACCGTTTTGAATATTGAAGAATGCTTGAATTAACGCATTGCGTACCCATGAAATTTCAAACAGTGCATTAACTAATTCAGGGGTAAATTCAGCATCTGTACCATCTTCATTTTTAACACCGCTAATCGATACCAAATGACTTTTAACTGCGTCATCAAGCAATTCTGCATCACCTGAAATCGCGCGAATTTCAGCCACTTTACTGTTTGGCAATACATTAAATTCCACGTCAAAAACGTGTTTTTTCACTTCTAAGAAATCACCTGGTTCTTCAGCGGCAACTTTGAATTTACGGGTTTGTTTTTTACCAATTGCTAATTTCATTTTTTGTGTCCTCTTGTTGAATTTTTTGTTGAAAAGTTAAGAGAGTGTAATGATCAATTCGTCATTGCCTGCTGCTGCAACAGGGAACAAACTTAAATCCAAATCAATCATGTCAATGCCGTCTGTTGAAGAGTATTTGGGCGTACCAATGCTCATTCCGTTTGTTGCAGTTGAAATGGTTACGATATTGCCTGCTGTGACACCATGAACTACCGACAGTGTGCCGACCGCATTGGATCTTGCTAAATCAAAAAAGTTTTTAGCTCCAATGTTTGCTTCGATTTTTAGCGTCCCTTTAGGCTTTCGATTCAGCATAACAATGCGCTCATCACCGATGAGCTGGTGATATTTAATTTCGTTAGCAATATCAAACGTAATCGCTTCAATGCGTGGCGTAGCAATTGCACCACCCACGTTGAGCGCAGTGCTTGTATTTATCGTCCCAACTGGCACAGGAGCAGTTGATGCAGTGTAGGTTCCAGATGCAATTGTCCCCGCCGTAACCGCACCCATTAACCCTGTAAAGGTGAATTTCATGGTAGGATTTTTTGCTTTTGTTAAATCGATGCTAAAAGTTCCTTTGGCACCAAACAAAACGTGCTTTGTTCCATCCGCAAAAAACCATAGCGTCAACGTTGTATTAGCATCAGCAATTGTCGTTGGCGTGGCAGGCGTATAAACAATTGGTGCTGTACCACCACCCGTTTTAGCAAATCCACACGCAAGCATTAAACTTTCGTAATGCGGTGCCGTGCCTAGAACCCCACTGCCTGCTAACTCAACTTCAAAATCAACCGTGGCATGACTTGACACCACCATGCCTTGGTTTGCACCTAAAAATGGTCGGATGATATTTCGCTCAACCGTTTCCGCAACCATCGGCGTGATATTTAAACCTCCAACCATTACAGCGTTAGATGCAATCAAAGCAGTTTCAGCTGTGCTATTAACAGCTTCCAGCTTTGCGAGTAATAGTCTCTTATTTGACAAGCCCATTTTGCTTACCTTCTATTGTTCTTATTCCAGTGTAAGGGTCGTAAGTCAGGCTGATTCCTGCTACTCCCCAGTATTTATCTTGCTGCCAAATTTCTAAAAGCTCTTCTCGCGTGAGCGGCTTTTTAGTGCTGGCTGCCAATGCATTTAAAGACTCTGATTCATTCATTTTCTGTAGTGATAACTTGTTGTAAAAACATCTGCCCAAAATCGATTTAAATCATACGAACCACTTGATTGCCCTCTCACATGCTCAAAAGGCGTGTTGAATTCAGAAACTTGCCAGCCGCAAAGCGCATCCCAAACCTGCCCTGACACATCCTGCAATTCTTCATGTGCAGCATGACCCGTTGTATCGCGCTGATTACTGATAATCATCATTACGCCAATTTGAAGCGTTACTTGCTGAGAATGACCGCTAATTAACGAATTTGGCTTTGATGATTTTGAAAGCTCAACAACGTAAGCGCATGGTGTGCTAAATCCGTTCTCTTCGATTGCTAAATCATAGGCGGCACTACCAGCAACACGCCCACCAAAAATTGGACACTCACTTTTTAAGCGGTCAATAATTTCTTGTGTTTTCATCGTGAAAATACATTTTTTCCAGACACCATAACCGCTTCATTCGAGATAATTTGAGTAAGCTCAGTTGATGCAATCGGTAATTTGATTTTTCCGCTTGCAACTTGCTCAAGATAGCGAATCACTGCGTCATATCTTTTTTGAATAGCTTCAGTTGGCTTTTTCGATAGATAAAATCGCGTCACATCACAGGCTTTTTGTCTCAATGTTGGAATATCAACAGCTAAAGGAAGTTCATAGCGACCCGCTAAATAACCGTCAATGTCAGCAGTTGCATCATCAATCGCACGAGATACAATCACATCATCAATCATACCTACGCTTTCGGGGTCGCAGAGTTGCAATAACTCTTTCTCAAACCCTCTATCAATCAAGTCTTGTTGCGTGCAATAAGCCATTAGTTAGCCTCAGATTCAGGCTTTACTTCAATTTCAGACTTAACCTCAACATCGGATTCAACCTCGCTCACAATCCCAATAATCTCAGACTTAATTTCAGTCGCATCATCAATCCGAGAGCTTGCTTCATCGTCAAAATCTTCGTCATCAACTTTGATTGCACCCAGCGCAAGTAATGGCACACCATCTCTTTCAGTCAGCGCAATAATTTCACCGATTTGATAATCTTCGCCGTTGTGCTTAATTGGTGTGACAACAACAAAATCCTCCGTATCCTCACTCACACCTTTTTTTATTTTTTTTGTTGCCATTTACTCCACCACATTGGTAAGCAAGAAACCAAATTCTTTTGCAGTAACAACTTCGCGTACCGATTCACCTGCACGCACTTTCACGCCGCCATACATACCGATATTTGGGTCAACGATAGTCCCTGCGATTCGCGTACCGAATTGCGCGGTATAGCCCCACATTCCGTTATCCGCTTGACTGACTGAACCACTGTAAATTCCTGCACAGAATTTCCCCCAAATTCGGGTTTTCACGGGTGTTTTGCCTTTCGGAGCGGTGTTAATCCAGCCATCGCCGACAATGATTTCGTCAATTTCAAGTAAATTTGCAAGCTCTTGGCGGGTAATTCGACGCGCCCCAGCGGTTGCACCTGCAACAGCCGTTAATTTTGGATGCTGACTTAACACTGTCCATACCGCACGCCCCATGACTAACTTGTTTGGACGCATGAACGGCTGGTCTAAATAACTCAGCAAATCCGCTAACGGATTAGAGTTCGCGTAATCTGACCACATTGATGTTCCCGATAAAGTAGCGGTATAAGCAAAATTAGCCGCATTATTAGCAATGGCAGCTGCACGGATTTCACGCCGTAATTCGACAAAGCCCATAACACGCTGTGTCGCACGCATCAACGCTGATTCAGCAGGGGCGTTTTTTGAATCTTGATTCGGCACGGGTTCATCTAGCCCCTGGTTGATCGTCGCCAAATACACAGGGTCTTGAACGCTATTTGATAGCTGGTTTGGCATACCGACACGACCGACGTTGGTTTCGGGCGGTGTAATCCATTCCGCCATGCGGTCTGACAAATCAATGAATTCTTGTTTATCCACGCCGACACGCGGCAATACCAAATCTGCAATCAAACCCGATTGACGAAATTTAATCGCAACGGCGGATAACGTAGGAATAATAACCAATGGTGAATTTGCACTCATGGCTTAACCTTGCATAATAGAACGTTGTAATAACACAGGAATTTGCTCATCAACCGATGCGGCTGACTTGAGTGCGATTCCGATAATTTGCACATTAACGCCCGCCGCTGGGGCTGCTGTAATGACGCGCCCTGTTGCATCAATCGTTAAGCGTGAACCGCGTACAATTACTGCGCCTGCACGCCCTTCTGCAATGCCATCAATGACAACATCGACCAAATTACCTTTAGTAATATCATCTGCAACCACTTCGATTTCATTAGTAAAACCAATCACTAAATCAGCAGTCGCTGTCGCTAACGTAATCGTGTTGTCATCTGCACCGAATTTTACTGCTGAAAACGGCACAATTGCCGCTGTCGGCGTGAAACTTTTAATTAAACCTGTGTTGTTATACATTTTGTACCCACTCATTCATGACATGGTTAATCGCGGCAATATCATCAATTTGATAACCCAATGCCGCTTGTTGTGTTTGATATGCTGTAGCCGCCGAAGCAACCTCGGTCGCACTTTTTTCACCTTTTTTGCCATTACCCTCTGGTGCATTTCCGCCTGTTTGCGTGCCACTTAATGCGGCAATAGGTATGGCTTTATCCAAAAACGCGCTTAACGCTTCATGTGACAAACCTTTCGCCCAATCACTTAACGCTGGCGTGATGCGACCGTCAGATAATCCGACTTTTACTAAATCATCAACCGCGTTTTGATTGATTTTTGTATTTAAAGCGGCGAGTTCTTTTTGTAATTCATGAACTGCTGCAACGGGAACGTGCGTTGATAAATCAACGGTTTCTGTTTTTGACTCAGGCATCGTTTTGGCTTCCAAAATGGTGATAATTGAAGATGCCGCCGCCGTTTCGGTTGGCGTTGCATCCATAATTGTTCGTAATTTGTCCATTTGCGCTTTAACTTCTTCTACCGTTGCTAAAGTTGGCAAATTGAATAGATAGCGCAGTCTTTCGAGTAATTCATCTAAATCCACAGATAGAGCCTCTGTTGGTTGTTGAAAATAATCAGCCGCTAACGCGCATAAATCCTTCATCGAATCGAGCGCAGGATTATTCGTGAGAGCCGCCATGTGAATTTTGGTAATCACCCCCGTTTTAGGTTCAAACGATAAAACAGGAGAGATGTAGCGGTATTCTTTGTTTTGAATAGCTAAAGCCGCACTATCAGTCCATTCAACTTGTGTTGCGAACAACCCCAAGCCTTCGCGATATTCGAGCTGTGAAAACCATCCAGCGGCATACGCGGGTTGACCATTTTGTTTTGCGTAAAGTGTTTGGTGTTCATAATCGATAACAAAAGCATCCGCTTGTGAATTGGCAAGTTGAACCACCGTCTGTGCGTTTTCATTGGTTAAAATCCATCCTGACAACCCCACAGGTCGCCCGTCTTTCGCTTTGAACAAGCCAGCGGGCGTGAGCTGAATTTCAGTCGGAACAGCTCCACCCAAATCCGTTGAACACGCTGCTAATGTGATAATCTCTTTTTTCATGCTGATATTTTGCCAATTACACGTTTTTCTTGATATTCGCATGCGCTAGTGATTTTTAACGGGCATAAAAAAACCCCGACATCGTTATGACATCGAGGCTTTAGGAGGTTGGTGCCTTACTTCTCCGCACACCAATCAAGTTGATTTTTTTGCTGATATTCTTCAATGATTCGATAGACTTGCGATAAACATAAATCGAACCGCTTGGCGAGTTCACGATGATTTTTGCCATTGAAGGCTTGCCAAATTTCATCGTGTTTTTTTTTATTCACCCAAGCTGCCGCTTTGGGAATGTAGACGGGTTCACCGCCGTGATTTTCCCTGACTAACTCCACTACCTCACGACTAATCTCGTCTATTTCATCATGATGCAACGCTACCCGCTCTTTGAGCTTGTTTGCAATAAATTCACGCATATCAATCAAAAATTGTGGGTAGTTGGCAGCCATCTTTATAAAATCCTTGGAAACATAAACCAGTAAAGAAATAGGGAGCAGGTGATAGCAAAAATCAAATCGTTCATAAGCCTGAAAAATCCAGCGTGAGCGATTGATATTTACCGCTTTCATCACGTTCAAAAAAGCGCATATATTCGGTACTCCCCACGACTTTCACTGCGTCACTAATGGCTTGCATGGCGTTTTTCCAGTCTTCATCGTCAATTTCAACACGGCGCAAACTCAAGATTCTACGCTGATCTAAATTTCCTTCTTTATCAACATTAAACGCATCGTGAATCAAGGCAATCAGGTTTGAATTACCGCCTTCACTCCATTTTTCAATACAAATATCAATTAAGGCTTTCGCGGCTTGGAGACGCTCATCAAAGGCGATACGGTCTTGCTGGGCGACTTGCACTTTGTATTTGCCGTCAAAGCTGTGCAGTGACAAATTGCCTTTTCTGCCGCCCATTTTCACGCCATATTTTTCAGCACTCAATTCAATAAAGGCTTGCACGTCTTTAAAGGCACTACTTTTGAATTCTTGCACTAAGCTCGAGACGCATTTGGCATTGTTAATCAGCTGCGACACTAAATCATCACGCATCATATCAACGGGTTTAATTAAGTGTTCAGGCACTAAATAGCCTTTTTCGTTGGTGCGATAAATCGGTTTATTTACCGCTTCAACGGTGGTTTCCTGCGTTACTTCTTGCGACTCACTCATTTCTTTACTCCAAATTTACCTAAAAGTTGTTGTACTTGTTGTTTGATTTCTGGGGGCATTGGTGTTCGCTCAGGACGTGGCAAACGAAATTCAATTGCACGGCGTGGCGGCATATAGTCCAGCACCTTTTTAGGCGCTGGAAAGGTTTCGCTATCCCCCAAAATTGCAAAAAATGCCTCTTGAATACGCCACAAATCCCGCTCTTCATTCCATACAATAGGTTGTCGTTCAAAAACGGCTATCCAAACTCGCGCAACTGGCTCTATAGTTTCAAGTGCGGGTGCATTACGCAATCTAACAGTAATACACATTTGCAATCCTTCAATAATCACATTTTTTAACCATGTCATAGTCACCCCTCCGTTTTCATGCGCTCTAAAACTGCCAAGGCTTGCGCCGTTGCTGACAACGGCTTTACAATAGCATTTGGCTCAACCCGCGATGCTTGAATTGGCGCGTTTTTTTGAGACTCAGTGCAAATGACTTCAAAAAGATAACCGTGCGTTTTAATTGGCGTTTTTAGAGAACCCAAATCGCGTGCCAGCAACGTTTTTTCAAACGCGGATTTCCACACATGAATCGGTGCATCGACTTCGATACCGTTACGCTCGATTTTTCCCGCTTGAATTAACGGCAAAATCTCTCCCAAGATTTTATTGACCCGCGACCAGCTCAATTTGCTTTTCGCGGGTCTAAATAACGACACATATTTCACAATCTCTTTCCCGCACGGTGTAAAACTTAACGCCAAACTCAAGGCTTGCGCGGCTTCATCGTGTTCAATTAGCGTTTCAAGACTGTTTTGTGCGCCACAAGATGGACATTGAATAATCATCTCAATCACTCCAGTTTGCGTCATATTCAACACCTAATGGCTTTGCTACTTTCCCCATTAGCTGATTCATTTGCGCCATGTAATCATCAAAATCCATCTTGGTTTCGAGTGCGTACTCGAATAATTCTTTAATGCTTTGGAATGTTTTAGACTGCGGATTAGCCATCATTTTCACCATCACCAAATTCAGCACATGAAATTACAATGTCGTACTTCTCATGTAGATTTTCAGAGCCGATGCTTTCAAATAACTCGCCTAAATCATGCAATGAAATTCCGCCTTGCGGTAAAGACACCTTAAAAACGATTTTCTTTTTATGTTGTGGATTGGTCACAATCGCCTCCTTTTTTAACTACTTTTACAGGCTTGAAGCCTTTTGCTTTCAGTGTTTGAACGACTAGCTCCAACTGCTGCCAGTTCAATTCTGACGTGGATTCTTTGCCCGTTAAGCCTTTGAGCATTTCTTTGTACGTTGCATCATCTAAACCGAGCTGATTTTTAGCGATATGAATCTTTTGCTTGTTGGCTTGATTGATTGCCAGCTTTTGCGCGGCACTGAGTTTTTGATTTTTAGCCATGTTTCACTCCTGTAACGCTTGCACCTTTAGATTCAACAAAATCCAAAAGCAACTTCATCAACACGTCATAAATTACCAACTCACCCTCCGTGGTATTTTTAATCGCAATAAACGACTTAGAAGCATTACCCTTTATCTTTACATCAATGCTATTCGCCCCATTAGCTTTGATTTTCACTTTAATTTCTAAAGTCATGATTCAATCCTCAATAAATAGTTCAGCGATTTCAGCCGTAATGACTTCAATGCCTTTTTCGGCGGCGTAATCACGGCAATACTCAATCATTTCAATCGTGACACGCGCCGATTCGCTGTAACCGTAAATAATGTCCATTGCCTCTTCTTCAAAATCAGGCGTAGCTTTTTTGAATTCAGTCGATGAAATCGGCAACAGTTTTAATTGCACCATTCGACTTAAAACGTCGGGGTGCTTGGCTTTCAAGCTATCGACTAAATCCGTGAGACCGCTAAAAATCACGATGTTTCCCGCTTCCATAATCAGCTTCAAATACGGATAAATCGCAGGTGTTAAGTGTTGCGCCTCATCAATCACAATTACACGCGGATGGTCGCAAAGCGTTTGCAGGTATTTGTTCTTTTTCCAAACCTCAACATCCATCACGCCGCACATTTCGCCCAGCAACTGACAAACGCTGCCCAATGGGCGCACTTCAACCACCGTGTGCGTTAGGCGCAATTCCTTAACCACTTGCGCTACAAAAGTGCTTTTTCCCACACCATATTCACCATGAATCAATGCACTGCGCTTCTTTGGGATTCGCATACGGACTTTTTCCATGATTTTTTGACGATTGGCATCTTCGATAAAACCGATTTCTTTTTTCACTGCTGGTACTACTGCTTTTTTAGTCATAAAGCTCTCCACCTGGTTTTAAACTCATCATTTTGTTTTCTAGCGTCATCAGCACATCCACCATAAAACCTTCTTCTTGGTCTTGTGCGACTTGCGTTAAAAATGCAAAACAAAATCCGCACGCTTCTTCAACTGTAACCCCTTGAGAAGCCAATAACTCTGCTACCTCTCTTATACTTTTTCCAGCCATAACACCCCCTTTGCTTTTCTAAATTCAATCAACTCTAAAATCTCCCAAACCCGCGTGTGATTTGGGTATAAACCGCGCTTTCGTTTCCAACTGCCTTTTTTCATTACCGCCTCACTACTTAATGGCGTTATGCTTCACAACGCCTTCTTGATTTAACTGCCCTAATGCTTCCTTCACCTTGCCACGCCATACGGACAGTTTTCGCATTGGCGGCGCATCGCCGACTCGGATATTGTTGTTTGCCAGCAATACCGCTTCATTGACTTCAAACGTCAATCCCTTATCGATAAATTCGTTAATCACACCTTCGTTAATCATCACGCCACATTCTTCAAGACGGTCTTTAATCGCTTTGAATGTGCCGCCTTGAATAGCTCGCTCGCGTTTTTCTTCAACCAAATCAATCACGGCTTGCGATTTTTTAGGGGCTTTTAACGCTAAGGCTTCGCCTAAATACACGCCGTCTTTCGCATCGACAAATAGGGCTAATTTCCCGCCGCCGATGTTACTTATTTTCACTTTGGTGCTGTTTTGGCGACTGAATGGCACTGCATCCGTTACTTCAAATTTCGTCCCTTTGTAAGTGATTAAGCCCACTTTGCTAATCGTTGCGGCTACTTTGGGGTAGCCGTAAATTCGATTGATCTCAAAGTCACTTTCGTTAAATTCAAAAGTTTCGTTTTCTGCCAGATACTTGTCCCAACGGTCGTTTGGAATCCAGCGTTTTTGCTTGCCGTCTTCCGTGAATCGATGCGGTTTTGTATTATGGAAATCCATATATTCTTGAATCAATCCGCTGTCGTTTAGCTCTTGCAAGCTAATATCCAAATGCGTCATCGTGACCGTTCGCAGTTGATTGCCGACTTTTTTAGTTCCGTCTTTTTGCTCGACAATCCTGTCTTTAAAGTGACTAATAAAGCGCGACTCAAAAGTGTGAAAACGTCGGTGACTACTTTCTAAATGCGCCTTGTCTTTTGGCGTTCCTGCTCGTGCGTAATCATCGATAAATGAAAAGCCTTTTGGTCTGGCGTAACGGTTATTCATTTCTTTAATGCAACGTTGCAAATTTAAAAAACCGCCCGCGTTATCAGGTCGAATCAACATCTCTTTGCAAGCAAACTTGTTTTCACCTAAAAACCGATTCCAAATGTCAACGCTGTTTTCAGAGCTTTCACTTAAATAAGCGTGCATTGCCAATAACTTACGGCTGCCCAAATCAAAAAATTCAATAAACGTGACTAACATCCATTTTCCGTTGACGTTAATCTTGAAATAATCCGAGGTCACGCCATCCATTTGAATCGTGCGCCCAACGGGTTCGACAGGGAAAAACGAAGCCTCCTTTACTTCCTGTTCATCGTCTCGCTTTTCAAAAATGCCCTGCAATTTGTGTTTTTTCACCACCGAATAGAGCTTGGCAATCTCGATTTTGGTCTTGAATTCCAGTTCTAACTCAAAGTGGAATTGCGTTACCTTGCGAATCGAATGCGTTTTAAACGTTTTAGGGTTTGTTTTATCGACACTGCCATGCACCATTTCTAAAAATCGGTCGATAATTGGCTGTGGCAGCGTGCTTTTACGACCCGACAACTTCGCCGCTTTGCCAAAAATCAACACCGCTGGGTGAATCTCACCCGTCTTTTTAAAGTGCTTGCGATACAAACTGGCTAACGATTTGCGCGAATTCACGTTGTCGATATGATTAAGTTTTCGCATTAGGACAATTTCAAACCATTCCGCAAGCGACATATCTGCTGGTTTTTCTAAAAAACTGCTCGCAGCGGATTTTCCAGCCGATTCACCTTCAAAGTGATGCGGAACTCTCTCTTCCTCGCGCCTGGCGGGTGTGATGATTTTGCCGCTGTAATCACCGCCAAGCACTTCAACCGCTTTCGCCTCACTTTGAAGATAAACAGGCACAACTTCGCCAACCCCGCTAAAAAAAGAGCCGCCCGTAACTGCGACGGCTTGAGTATTTAGGCTAGGAGAAGCCAATGGCACAATCTCAATCAGAGAGTTGTTTGGCACTGGCAAACCCGTTCCCGTATTCCAATAAATCAAATACGTTGGCTTGCCCTTTTGTGATTTAACTTCACGGACTTGCAAGGGGATTTTTTTATAACTTCCTGCCTCCACAATTCGCCGAATATGCCTGTGCGACATACCCAGTAAATCAACGAGCTGTTTTAAACTAAGCCACTCCATGCCATACCCCCCCCTTGTTCGTTATTTACTACAATCAAAAACCTGTTTAGCGATGGCGATTCAAAAACGAATGCGCCATGACTAAGCAAATTTACCCTTTGTGTTCAGTGGCGGGATTTCCTACCGTGTTAAACTTGTCCTTCCACAAACCTAGTCAAACTCGGAGAAAATCCCATGACTGAAAAATTTGATGCCGAAACCAAAGCTGAATTACTAAAAACCGCAGACCAATTGATTGCCACTGCTGAACTCCTTAGAAAGAAAGCTGCTTCTGACACAGCACAACCTCAAGAAGTCAACCTCACCGTCATACCTAAAACCAGCCGTTTTGATACTGACGATGATGGTTTTAACGGATTTAGCACGGAATAAATCCGAGCCTAACGCCTAGTGATTGCAAGGCATCTTTCACAACATCCGTTCTGTAGCATTCAGCACTCTCGCGTTTAATCACCTTGAGTAACTTTTTCTCCAGAGCGGCTGCTTTTCTGATTCTTCTGTTTAACGCCTTGCGACCTTCCACAATCGCATTTATATTTTTTTGTGCCTCACTCATTTCTACTACTCCACTGTTGTTATGGCTTGCGCCGTTGATAAAATCAGTCTTCTTCACTTGCAAGGTCGTCAAGGCGCAATTGCAAAATCTGCAAATACATCGCACCAACTTGAGCCGCATCAATTCCTTTGCTGGCTTTCAATTCGCCATAAATAAACGAATGAAAATCATGCGCCGCCTCATACTTGACATTAAATAACTCCTTAACATCTGAAAATTTAACTACCTGTGGCACTTCATACCTCCACTATTGTTATGGCTTGCGCCGTTGATGCCTCGATGAGGCGTTTTCTAAGAGCAATGGCTTTCTTACCATTCCAATGACCACTAAAGGCTTTTTTAGCATTTGGTCTGTGAATTCCATTTTCTGCACAAAATTTATTCAAAGATGTTCCTTGGCTAATAAAGCCAATACGGATTTCTTGCCACAACTGTGCAAGTACCGCCATTTCTGATTTTGTGTTTTCTGCCTGTTGCATTTATCTACCGTTGCTCTATGATTATTTTTAGACGTTTCGTCTAAGTTGAGTAAATGATAGTGCATAAAAATGCACTTTGTCAAACAAAAAGGTGAACTAATGAACACAATAGGAAGCAGGCTCAAAGAAGAAAGAGCTAAATTAGGTCTGACGCAAGAAAAAATGGCACTTGCAGGTAGGTGTACAAAAAGAACGCAAATATATTACGAAGCGAACGAGCGTTCACCAGATAGTAATTATCTATCATCAATTGCTGAATTGGGCGTTGATGTGAACTATGTTTTAACTGGGAGACATGAAGGCGAGATGTTGAAAGCAGGAAAGGCATCAAACGACCCAGTCAGCTCAAAGATGGCAAAAATGCTGGAGTTGTTTGCGCGTTTGGATGACAAGGCGAGCGAAGAAGCTATATATGCTACGGAAAAAATTGCTGAGAGTTGTGAAGTCAGACAACGACTAATGAAACTCGAAAGAGGAATGCAACAGGGGCGGCATCAGGCGGCAATGGCATGATGCCTTTGTTGAAACATGGGGGTTCGTGCAGGAACTCCCATGTGGATTTTAAAAGAATGGAAAATTTAAGCAAATTGGCGATTTTTCACGCATAAATCGACAATAAAAATGTCCTATTATGAAATTCAAAATGTCCTATTATGAAAATGTCCTATTATGGCGGAAATGTCCTATTATGAAATTTAAAATTACCAACATAAAAATGTCCTATTATGAAAATGTCCTATTTTGAATGTCCCATTATGAAAGAGGGGGAGTAATGAGAAAAATTTTAGCGACGCTAATGTTAATGGCTTCATTGCCAAGCATGGCGACAGAATGGACCGGAACGGTTATTGGTGTTTCCGATGGAGATACACTAACCGTGCTTAATGAGACAAACCAACAAATAAAAATCCGCCTTGTCGAAATTGATGCACCTGAAAAATCACAAGATTTCGGTCAGCAATCAAAGTAATCACTTTCTGATTTATGTTTTCAAAAAAATATCGTAGTTGATGACAAAGGTCAGGATAAATATAAACGAACGCTAGGCAGGATTAAATGCAATGGCATTGATGCTAACGCCGAACAAGTTAAACGCGGCATGGCGTGGGCTTATCGCCAGTATTTGAGCGATCAATCAATTATCCAGCTTGAGCAATCTGCACAATCTCAAAAAATCGGACTTTGGACAGACTCTAACCCAACGCCACCGTGGGAATTTCGACATGGCAAAAAATCAAAACCAGTCCAACCCTTACCAGCAACGACAATAAAACACGTCGATACACAATGCAGTACAAAAACAAAATGCGGCGAAATGACGAGTTGTGACGAAGCGCGTTTTTATCTCAATTCATGCGGTTTAACTCGCTTAGACCGTGACCATGATGGCGTTCCCTGTGAATCGCTTTGTAAATAAATAAAAAATAATCAGGTGAAAAATGTTTAAAAAAATTACTTTCATTATCTTAGTTACAGCATTTTCTAACATTGCGGTTGCTGAAAAAACCTACACAAAAGAAGAATTGCAACAGATGTCAAAAATAGGGAATTATCCTGAGCAAGGCAAGGTAAAAAATACTCAAACAAGCGACGCATCATTCCTTGGGTGCAAATCATCAGCAAAAGAAATGGCATCACAACTCTCAAGCCTGTATCCAACTCAAGAAATCATGGATTCATCAATAGCCTATTCCCTAAAAATATGGACTAATGATGGGGTTGTATTAGTAACCTGCTCTGAGCCAGACCATAAAATGATAATGACCACTTCAGGATATAGATAATTCCATCCAGCTAATGACCAGATTCGGGGAGTGGTTGAGCAATTATTGAATTTAGCTTAAATCAATTTTTCCCGAACAATTCCGAAAAAAACCGCGAAATTATGGGGAAAAGGTAAAAAGATTTCATAGCAGTGGGTTTTGATGGTTAAATCTTTTTAACAGCAATCACTGGTTTTGAGTTCACCGTAACTTTTCATAATTTCTAACGCTAAATTCGCAATTTCAACCGCTTGCGTGACCAGCAAACTTTTGTTTTCTTTGAAACTTTGTTCAGACGCGGCTTGTGTGCGTATCGTTTTACCTTCGACAAAAACGCTGTTCGCTGACCTTTGTGCTGAATCATGCCGACCTCTTCGAGCAATTTTTGATTCACCAGAAACAAAAAAGGCTGGTTTTCGCCAGCCTTTTTTTAGCTTAATTTTTCGTATAACGTTTCAGGCGCAATATCCGCACCGTTTGTCCAGGCGATTGTTCCACCATCAATAATTGCTTTGGTAAATAAATTCAAATCGGATAACGGTTTAAAAATATCCCATTTCGTAATATATTCTGAAAAATCCACCTCGCCATTTGTGCCATCATCAAACACAATTTTAAAAACATAATCCCGTTGATAACTGATTTCGATAACATTGTTGAAATTCCACATAAAGACACCTCAATCCAACGGTGCAATGTTTTCAAGTTCTTTACCGCTTTGAGCAAGTTGCCAATCGTTTTCAAGTTCAGAAGCGTGCAAATCAATCCAATCACGAACAAGGCGCGTTGCTGTTTTTGAAGACAACGAACCTTTTACGATGTTGCCACTAAAATCAAAAATGGCATTGCTGCCTTGATATTCGGCGTGTAAATGTGGCGGATTGTGTTCGTTGTAATACATTCGGATGATGATCCCGAAAAATCTGGATACGATAGGCATAAAACCTTCCTCAAAAATTCAAAATCAGAATTCTAGCACAAACAAAAAAGGCTGGTTTTTGCCAGCCTTTTTTATGCGTGCGACAAATTGTCGCGCGACGATTTGTCACATTGCATTGTTTGTAGGGGGGGTTAGAATTTTTATGCCGATTTTGGCATTTTTTAATCAGTTTTTAGGAGTAAATTTATGGGTGTTTTTCTTGGGCTAAACAACAATGCCAACCAAACAATCAACATAAGCAATGTCACACTTGGTGCTGGACAAACAGGCAACAGCGTCACAATGTATGGTGGTAATGATATTGTGATAGGCAGTTCATCTAATGACATTATTTCGGGTGGCTACGGAAATGACAGTTTAAGCGGTAATGCTGGCAATGATTTTTTAAATGGTGAAGACGGAAATGACACATTGCTTGGTGGAACAGGCAATGATTCACTTTATGGAGGCACTGGCAACGATTTGCTTAATGGACAAGCAGGAATTGATTACCTT